AGCTGTTGCGTTTGAACTTGATGTTATAGCTACTTGACTGATATTAGCTGAAGTTTGACAAGTTACTACACCTGAAGTATTTAAAGTTCCATCTATGTCTGTATTATCTAAATTAGCAGTTCCATCTACATCTATATTTCCTGAAATATCTAAAGTAACTGCATCAACTTCGCCTGTAACTGTTATTGAATCAACAAATGCATCTTTCCAACGTACTCCAGTAGTACCTAGATCAACATCACTATCAGATTGTGGTCCAAAAATACCATCGGCTACATAAACTTGTTCAGCATTATCTGCATATAAGTGAATCTCATTAGCAGTTTCAAAATCTATCTTAGTTTGATCATCTTCACCAATCTTAATATCTGTTGCAAGTAAAGATGTAATTCCTGTTTGAGCTGCATCTACAGCAAGATCAACTGTATTATCTCCATCTTGATATGTTACTGTAATACCACTTTCAGTATTACTTGAGAACATAGCACCTGCTGTATCAGCTATATACTCTGCTAAAGTTGTACCATCTACTGTAATTGCATCGGCTTCTAAAGTACCATCAATATCAGCATTTCCAGATATATCTAAAGAACCTGCGTCTAATTCACCTGCAATAGTTAATAAACCACTTGAAGGATTATAGGTAAATCCAGTATCTGTTTCAGCTCCTTGAGAACCTGTTGCACCATCTACGAATACAGGATATACAGTTTCATCAGTACTGTTATTAGCAGAAGCTGTAAAAGTTGCAGCGTTTCCTGTAGTATCTTGGTTAAGTGTACCAATTACAAAGTCTAATGTATTATCACCGTCTTCATAAGTTACAGTAATACCTGTCTCAGTATTAGAGCCAACCATAGCTCCTATAGTATCTGCAATATATTCGTTTAATGCTGTGCCATCTACAGTAATTGCGTCAGCTTCTAAAGTACCATCAATATCTGCGTCACCTGATACATCTAGCGTAGTTAAATCTAACTCTCCTGCTATGGTAACATTACCATCTGCTAAAGTTATTAAGTCTGTATCAGAAGTATGTCCAATAGTTGTTCCGTTAATTATAACGTTATCAACTGTTAAAGTTGTTAGTGTACCTAATGAAGTTATATTAGATTGAGCAGCCCCTGTTACTGTAGCTGCTGTACCACTTGTATTTCCTGTAACATTACCAGTAATATTACCAGTAAATGTAGCAGTAACGCCTGTAGTAGTCAACATTCCTGTACTAGGATTGTATGTTAAACCTGTATCACTCTCAGCACCTTGCGATCCTGTAGCTCCGTCAACAAAAATTGGGTATACTGTTTCGTCTGTACTATTGTTTGCAGAAATTGTAATATTGTCTGCTGTTCCTGTTGTATCTTGGTTTAATGTTCCGATAACAAAGTCTAAAGTATTATCTCCATCTTCGTAAGTAACTGTTATATTAGTTTCAGTATTTGAACTGACCATAGCACCGACTGTATCGGCTATGTATTCATTTAAAGCAGTTCCATCAACTGTGTATGCGTCTGCTTCAAGTGTACCATCTATATCGGCATTACCTGAAATATCTAAACTTGTAGCATCAACTTCACCAGCAACTGTAACTACACCACTTGATAGTGTTATTAAGTCTGTATCGCTTGTGTGTCCAATTACTGCACCATCAATTGCAACATTATCTACAGTAAGTGCTGTTAATGTTCCAAGACTTGTTACATTTCCTTGTGCTGCTGTATTTAGTGTACCTGCTAAAAGTGTAGTAGTTAAAAGACCACTTGATGGATTATAAGTTAATCCTGTGTCGCTTTCTGCTCCTTGACTTCCAGTAGCACCATCTACAAAGATTGGATAAACTGTTTCGTCTGTGGAGTTATTAGCTGAAATTGTAATGTTATCAGCAGTACCTGTTGTGTCTTGATTAAGAGTACCTATTACAAAATCTAGAGTATTGTCTCCATCTTCATAGGTAACTGTAATGTTTGTTTCTGTGTTAGAGCTAACCATTGCTCCAACTGTGTCAGCTATATATTCATTAAGAGCTGTTCCGTCTACTGTATAAGCATCGGCTTCAAGAGTTCCATCTATGTCTGCATTACCACTAATATCTAAAGTAGTTGCGTCTACTTCTCCTGCTACTGTTAATACACCACTTGTAAGTGTCATTAAATCAGTATCGCTTGTGTGCCCTATAGTAGTTCCGTTAATTATAACATTGTCAACTGTAAGAGTTGTAAGGGTTCCTAAACTTGTAATATTAGATTGTGCAGCCGTTGTTACTGTAGCTGCTGTACCTGATACATTACCTGTAACATCTCCTGTTAATGGACCTGCAAAAGCATCCGAAGTTACTGTACCATCAAAATATGCATCTTTAAATTCTAATGAGTTTGTACCTAAATCTATATCGTTGTCTGTTACTGGTACTATTGCTCCGTCTTGTATTCTAATTTGTTCTACTGCTGCAGAAGATACCTCTACAAAGACTCCCCACCTATTATTTGTACTGTCTGCAACTATCTTGTTTAAAAAGTCTAAATCACCTATCGTATGAATATTACCACCATGTCCTGCTGTACCATCGTGTCTGTGTCCTGTAGAACCTGCAGAACTAGATGAGTATGCAAAAGCATTGACTAGTTGATTGTATTCGTTATTAAATAAAGCTGCTGTGATAGTATCACCATCACTCATTGAACTTTGTCGTGTGTAACTGTATGCCATTGTTATTGTCTCCCTGAAGGTGCGTAATCTATGTATATGCCATTAACTGTATAAGGTGAATTTTGATTATCACTAAATACTCTAAAATAGTTGCTATGTCCACTTCCCTCTACTACTTGTCTTGTTATAGGATCAGAAGCTGCTCCAAATTTATGTGCTGCTGTTGAACCAAAAACTGCTGTACCAAATAAAGAGGGTTTAGGTATTGATAATGAATAATCAGTTGGTTGTGGACTATCTAAATCATCAAAATCATATCTAATTCTTAAAGTTGTATCAACTGTTCCTTCTGGAGTAATTGATAGTTTTACATACTTTAAAGTCTTTAATGTTCCTAAATCTCCATAATCTAAATCTGGAGTTTGATACTTAGCTATTATATTACTAGCAGTACTACCAGAATCTAAAAAATTATCTCCTATATCATGGTTAAATACCCTACCATCATAATCTCCATGATAGTGCTTTTCAACTCCACTTGAATTAAATCCTGAAGCTGCTGCAGCACTTGCATCTATTCCTACAGTTTCAGACCATTGAAATTGTGTAAAGCCTTGTTCGTTTGTTTTAAGAGTACCAATTATTCCTCTTGAAGAACCACCTGTAGAAGAAGTTCCATAGTATAAGCGATATTGAGATTTATCTCTAATAACAATACTGCTTATATTATAAGTTCCTATATTGTCTGCAATAAATTTAATTACAGGCTGTATAGATCGACTAACTGTTCCTAACTCAACGTCACCAATTCTTACTGTACCAGCTAGTGTTCTTATTCCATCTGGTGCTAAGAATACTAAATCACCACCAATCTCTTGAATACTCTTACCATCTAAACAACCTATGTTCTTTGTAATCGGTACTATTGCTATACTTGCTGAAACATTTATATTTTCTAATTTATAAATACTATTTCGACAGAATATTATTAAGTCTTCCCTAAAGCTTCTTAGTCCTACTACTTGATCATCTAATATAATTGTACCAGAACCACTAGAACTAAAATCATCTATATCACTTGTACCACTATAATGAATACCATTAGGTTCTGTACTTGAACCAGCTACTACTAAATGCTTATCGTGTATTGTACAAAACTTTGGATAAACTGAGCCATCAACTGTAATCTCTTTAGCAAAATAAGTTCTATCACTTAATGCTCCAGTTCCTGTCATTTTGAAGTAAAAAGGTTTTACACCTGATCCTTCATCGGTAATAATAACTTCTCCATAAGTTGTATCACCTTCATAAGTTGCGAAGTGTGCTTTACCTTGTGATGTTCTTGCTAATGCACTACGACCTGTAAAGGTACTGTAGTTATCTCCACCACCTGCTACACTATCTCTATTAATCTGTAACCAACTTGTTCCATCTAAACTAAAATAAATATTAGTACTTGTACAAGCTATTACACCATCTGCATAAACGTGTAAGCCTAATATATCATCATCTGTACTAGGATTAGCTGCACTACCATCACCAAAGGCAGTATAACCATTTACTCTACGATAACCTCCAGCTATATCAACTTCAAAGTTTTCTAATAAAGTTGCTGCTCCGGGTCTACGTAAAAGCTCAAAAGAACTAGAAGACTTGTCGAGTCCTCCCTCACATGCTAGTGCGTATGGTTGTGATGGCATTAAATTTGATCCGTTGACATATAGCTAGGTGAAGGATTCATTAAAGCTGATCGCATTTGTTTTAATCCTTTTTTATAATCTTCTAAAGCGAAGGCTGCTTGTTGGGGAGCATCTTTAAACTGATGGAAATGATAACGTGCTC